CACTGAGTCAAACCGTTTGCGCTAGTTTAATGACCGGTTACGCTGGGTTAGATGCTAAAGAAATTACCGCTGTTGTGAATTCAGTTTACCGTGGCAACACACAGGCAGGGCAAGGCGAAGGACACCCCGCTACAGTTGGGTTTGGTAGTGCTGATTTACCAGTGGGCGCAAGCCGCGAACCTGTGACAATTGAACACATGAGCAACGCTCACGGGCCATCGAACGACACAGTAAAATATAAGATTTCACAACCACTAGCATTCACCGAATTTGATCCTCAACATTTAAAAACCACCAGTAAACCGAAGGCCACGCAAGCCAATTTCGATGTTCTAATGCACCGGTATGACATCCACATAGCGTACAACGTGGTCGCAAAAGACGTAATCATAGCGGGTGCTGGCATGAATCAAGGCACTGACAACAGTGGTAACGCTAATTTAAGCACCATTCACAGTATATGCGGTCTTAACGACTTCGCCACTGGATTCATAGAACATGGTGTGACTTCACAGGCTGACAGACACCAGTTTAACCCCGTTGCTCAGTGGATTCACAGCGTTGAATGGGATGGCGTGTCTAGGATCGAACAGTTATTCAACACGCTAACTCTAGCGCCTGACCAGAACCGAGAAACTGCGTACATGATGTTCCGCAAATGGCTGATTGGCACTGTCAGCATTGTGCAGGAGAAAATAGAACGGTTTGAATACGTGCTGGTTCTGCAGTCTGAAGCGGGTGGTGAGGGTAAAACATCCTGGTTTAAATCACTATGCCCAAGCGATTGGATTTTAGACGGTCACATTTTAGATACAGCAGACAAAGACAGCATTAAAAAAGCACTAAGCTACTGGATAGTTGAGCTTGGAGAGCTAGACAGCACGTTTAAAGCCGCTGATGTTAAACGTCTGATGGCGTATTTATCCAATGGTCGCGACGAAATCAGACTACCTTACGCTAGACTCGCTAGCATTTTCGCAAGACGCACAAGCCACGGTGCATCGGTCAATAGTAGCAACTTCCTGCAGGATGATTCTGGTGATCGTCGATTCTGGCCAATCTCAGTTACCGCGCTGGACTACAATCACGACATAGACATGCAGCAATTGTGGGCCGAGGTGGACGATCTTGAGGAAAACCATTGGCTTGATCGAATGGAAAACAGAAGAGTCATTGAATACAACAAAAACTTTAAAGCTGTTGATCCTGTCAACGATGCGTTAGATAGCTACTTTGCCAATGATGCCGTGGTTGGAGAGGTTCACTTAACGGTCAGTGAAATCTGCACCAGGGCAGGTATAGACCGCCTCAACAAAAGCACATTAAACAAAGCAGGCAGCTATTTGCGAGGGTTAGGTTACAAGCCCTGTAAGTCTTGCGGTAAACGAGGATATAGAGTTCCAAATTACGATGTATTTAGTACTTGACGAAACGGTCAAGGTGTTCTATTCTTTATTACAGTAACCAACGACAATAAAAGAGGCACAGTAAGATGCTTAAGATAACAAAAACGATTAAATCTGGATTGGCACACTTCGTGATGCACACTTCCATATTTGGAGAATGCGGTGCATGTAACGGTCACGGAATTCTGGTGCGTGATAAGCGTGATCATAAAACCAAAAAACTTAAGGTCAGTGTTAAAACCTGTCCGTGGTGTTGTGGAACTGGCCATCTTGAATATGGTGATTATCGACCGATGCCTGAACGATTGAGGGCTGTAAAATGAAACTGATAATAATAGCCCTGCACTGCTCGCTTGTAACAATGTTACTAACAGCTACTCAAATGATAATGGGAGCATGGACATGAAAGACGTAATGTTATGTGTTCTGGCATTGTCACCGATTTCTTTCGTGATTGTTTGTTGTTTGTTACAACTGCAGCCTGGTGAGGCTTTAACGCTGCTAAGTCAAATAAAATTATAATAAGAAGGGTATACCCATGAGTGATGAGATAGCTTGGAAGAACGGCCACTTTGGTAATGCGTATGTTGAGAATGATTTAGATGCTAGGTGCCGAGGCGTTAAAAAACGTGCGCCTGTTGATACTGAAGCGGCGGAACGTCGAAAAGCCATTGAAGATAAACTGGAAGAGTTAGAACTAAAACGAATATTAGATGAGGGGTATTAAATTATGAACCAGCAACAAGAATTAGTGGCGCAGTGGATGCGTAAAGTTGGCCAGGAAGTTAAAACTAAGCCTGAGTTTCCACGTAACGACATCAGGGTTTTGCGGACGAAACTGATATTTGAAGAGTTTGGAGAATATGAACTTGGTGAACTTAACGACGACTTACCAAACATAGCCAAAGAAATGGCCGACATGCTGGTGATTCTATACGGAACAGCAAACGCCTACGGCTTTGATTTGGGCGCAGTGTTCAACGAAGTGATGGCCTCAAACAATTCTAAAATTGGCGCTAAAAAGCGGGCTGATGGGAAGGTTACCAAGGGCGATAATTATAAGCCTGCTGACGTTGAGGGGGTGTGGTTGTTATGAGTGAAAAAACATGCACAGGCTCTATTTTATTCGGTGATGCTTGCGGTAAATGTAGTAAATGCCTAAAAGAAAAAGAAAATATTGAAAGTAGTTTTAAAGAGCTTATTAGGAAACAGAAGGCTGGGCAAATTAAACCACTAACGCAAAACCCGATAGCACAACCTGTAAGTAGTGGCTGGCGCTGCCCTAATTGTGGTCGTGGAAATGCACCATATTTATCAAGTTGTGACTGTGTTCCTTTACCTACACCAACAGTTAATTTTCGAGGTGATGTATGAGTGAAACGTTAGAACTTTGGCAAGTGGTTAAACTTTTTCAGGAGCAGGGTATTACTGAATTTCGGCATCCACATTTTGAAGAAATTGTATATATTAAATTAGTCTGCGGTTGTCCCCAATTTCAGTGTGCTGACGGTAAGGAAGACGTTATGTGGCTCGACGGGTACACAGTCCACAAAAAGAAAGTTAAGGCTTGGCTGTGGGAGTGCAAGATACCTGGTGATTTTTCTGGGGAAGTGAAGTTATACAAGTTGATTACGGATGACCACCTTACTTCAGCGCCAAACGACTGGGTAAATGTGACTAAATGGCGAAAAGTCGAAGGCTCTGAAGTGGAGATTGATGAATGAATAACAGAGAAGCAATACAGGCAATGTTGGATGGTAAAAAGGTTAGAGATTACAGATGGGAGCCATGTAGGTTTGTAAGTTACTACAATGACGCACTTAGAACTGAGGATGACATACATTTCAACATTAATAGCTATGGAATAGGCGACGACTGGGAAATCTACAAAGAACCCAAGAAGAAGGTGAAAATGTGGCAGTGGGTTATTAAGCATTCAGCTAGCGGCAGAATCTGCATTACCGATGGTTTTTACACCGGTAAAGACTCACTTCCATCACCGCTTGAACCAGTTCAAAAAGCTGAATGGACTGAAATCGAAATGGAGATAGAAGAATGACCAATAAACGATATAGCCAGTGTGGTACGTGTGAGAGTGATGCTGATGAATGCGGCATGTGCATCAGTGGTGGTAACTGGACTGGTCAGCCTGCTGTACCAGTTACAGCAGATCAACATTTGCGGGATGCAGCGGACATCATTACGGAACGTGGCAAGATGCGTGATCAAGAAAATGGTGAGCGTTCGTTTGAGAAAGCGGCAGCCATATTTAATCTGATGTATCCAGGTACTGTTCAGATTGACGCTAACATCGTGATTCAAACATTGATGGCCGTTAAATTAGCCAGGGCTTCACAGGGAGTTTTTCATGGTGATGATTACATTGATTTAATATCTTACACTGCGTTATTACTTGAAGAGGTGTCGTTATAATTATACACGGTGATATGTGGAGTGTTCCGTTGCCAGAGGATCGAAGGGTGCTTGTGTTATGTCCTTCGATCCTGGTAGGCATCTGGCCAGGTGATAACATCACGGCTGTTTCTTACTGTGATGTGCACCAGGGTTCGCGGTTTAAGGGCGCTGATTACGATCTAGTTGTGGTCGTGCAAATCCAATATTGCACCGAATCAATGTGGCGGATGGTGGTGGGGTGTGGTGAATACTGGGTTATTGATGACGAGCCAAGGGGCGGGGAGGTGATGAACTGGTTTAGAGTACCAGTGGTTCGTGATGGTATGACGCTGAAGCGTTTTCAACGTACATATACTGATGGTTACTGGGACGATTCAGGCTGGAACGAGACAGTGATGCTCAAAAATCCATGTGTAGTTAGTGAAACGAGGCTGAAAAAACCCTCAATTAAACTCGTTCCGGTGGCGATTGACGAGGTTTTTAACAAGCGTAACGCCCCTGTATCGCTGGCTGATGCTAGTCGTAAGTGCTTCAGGGATTGCCCTGTTGCGTATGCGCGGGCTAAATATATGAGCGTGGTGCTGCTGGTGCAGTGGCTTATTGATCGTGGTCAAAAACGTGTTGTTGTGCTGTGTCAGACGCTTGATGTTACTGTTGCGCTTAAGGACTATTTTAACGCTGTGATACTCTGGGCAGCCTACGGCAAGAGCAAGCGTGATGGTCGTATAAACCGCTGGCTCAGAAACGGTGGCGTGTTTGTGATCGATACCAAGTGTGGTGCTAACGTGTTGAGTGAGATGCCAATGAGAGTGCCGGTGGTTGTTGCGGATATTATGTGGAGTGGTAACAACTGGTGGGCGAGTGAGAGCGGTCGTGATGTGTATGTGATAACGCCTCGAAATACTATCGAGGCGAATGTTATTGACTGGGTTATTGATCAAGCTACACCAAGGGAATCCATGTAACTTACCCACTTATCACGACCGTGGTTCGTGATGCGTTGATTTGTACGATAGGTTTTATCGTTCTGCTTATCGTACATCGTTACGCGTGTCGTGGTTGTCAGACTGTAATCAAATTTAATATGCCAGTCTGGTGTTATCACCGTAGTTTCACCACGATAAGCGCGATTAATGTAGGGTGGTGTTGAGCGTATTGTGCGCTTGTACCACTTTAGTAATGCGCCTAGTGTTTTTATCTGCTTCAGTGCTTTTATTTCTTGTAGTGATATGTTCATTATTACGCCTCAATTAATGAACATATATTGTTTTGTTCACTTGCACTGGGTTCAAAACCGTTAATAAAACTATGAAAACTATTATTACAAGGTTTGTAATCTGCTTCTCTAAATGATCTTATTATATAACCGTATTTACCTTTAGAATATTCTTTACACTCTTTTAAAGTGTTGAATACTTTGCATTCTGTTGTGTGATTTACAAAATTTAATTCTGAATAGTTTAAGAACCATAATACGCTTTTCATTTTATTCTCCAGTGTCTTAAGTAAGTACAGCGGATAAGCCTCAAAGTGGAGGCCTATTAGTATTTGTTACCGCATTGGTCTAGCAAATATCTCATTTCTAAATGTGTTATATCTGAGTAGATGCGGCGCAAGTCACATTCTTTGGCACCACTCACTTTTAATGTTCTAACCTTGTCTCTAAATGCCAATATTTCAACATCTAATTGGGCGTTAGTGCTTACTCTCAATTTCCGTCTAGCGTTTATTCGTTTACGACTGGTCGGTAGCAGTCTGACTTGCATTTCAATCTCATCAGAACTCAATGCTTCCATTTTTAAAACCTCCTGGGCATAATTACTGCTAATTTATCACCATGCTTTATCTGCAAGGAGCCATTGTCCGCAACGCCTAGCCAGTGTTTTTCATCTTTAAAGAATGAGACGGCATCATCGAAATACTTCTTAGTAACTGCCAGGGTTTTATCGCCTATTCTCATCTCATAGCAGTCTCCTAACTTATCACCCGTATTGTGAATCACAGTTTTAGTGATGTATTTCGCGTTATGGTATTCAACGCCGTCAAACTGAATAACTCGTTTATAGTTTGCAAACTTCTCATCTATATCAATCTTATTCTCGTTGCGGTCGTAGTGACCCTGGGCAAGCAATTCATTGTTTGGCGTTAAGTGCAGTCTATGCCCATCGGTTGCAACCACGTATTCATCATCGATATAAACATAATTTAAATAGAATCTGACATCCTTTTTAGCCATTGCTTTTGCAACCCACTGAAAAACGTTTTTAGGTTTGGCTGTCCTGGCAGGTTGGAACTGGCTATACAGATATGCAAAGGTTGGTGCGTTGCCCTCATTGGTGTCGTTTTCAATGAGTTTTAGCAATGCTTCAAAGACATCAGCTTTCTTTAACTTAGGTAAATCACTTGCAAGTGTTGCTACTGTATTAATTTTCATTATTATTCTCCAATTGCCATAGCTATGGCTGCGTTATAATCGAACTCTGCACCTGCTTCAAATAGCACGTCTAAGTGCCCTTCGATGTTTTCAACAGTGTGATCGTAACCTGCTTCGTTTAACGACTCGATTGCGTAATCTGCAGCTAAACGACCGCTGTTGTCATGCTGGTGCATGTGGTTTACGAACTGTTCTAATGTGGTGATCATTATTGTTGTGCTCCGCTTTTATTGTAATGGGATATATACGCTTCCCACATATCTGTAATTTCCATAATTCCATCTAATAGACCTCACATGGAAGCCTATTAGGGTGGCTTTACTTAGAGTTCTGGTAACGGATATATTCACCCAACATACTGTCTTGCTCCATAAGGCTAGTCACAACCGTGTCGTCCCAGTTGTAATATTCCAGCTCGCCATTGGCTTGCTCAACCACCATCGAATCATTACTTAATATGAAAACTTTAACGTGTGCTTTTAAGTCTTGCTTGATTGAAATGACCATAGTCTTAATCCTTTCTAGTTAGTGGCAAGAACCTTGCCGATGAGTTAACTGTAATTGATGTTGACGTGTTCGTCAAGTATTGATTCAAAGTATTTTTAAT